GCGGATGCACTCGAGACTGAATACATATATTTCCAGATATATCCATCTCCGGTAGAAATGAGAGAAGTACCAGTTCCAGTAGGTTTAACTAGCGAAGTCTTTTGGGTACCATCGGTATTCAAACCTCGTTGGATGCAAAGATATACGTTATGTTCGTCAGTAATTACAAAGTAAGGTTGGGCTGGATGGCCAACCACTTTATCGTCATAAGCGGTATAAACCGCTCCCGCCGTCCAATTATTTCTAGGTGCCACGTATGAAACGTCTTCTGCAGATTTAACAGACTGCATACTGAGGCGGAAATCTCTTTCATCGTGAACATGATTCTGGGGATCAGATGCGATATCCGAATCATTCCACTGCTCCGATCGGCCAATTGCAATATAATATGTATCCGAATCAGTCCCAATTGAGGTAAGGACTCCATCCAGAATTTGTCTTTTAAGTGAATCTGTGAGGATTGCTGCCATTGTTAATTCCTATTAGCTTACGGTTACGTCACTATCCGCGCCGATTAAATACCAGTTTGTGCCGTCCCAGATTGTTTGAGCACCTGTATGTTGAGGTAGAGCGAAGGAGGTGCCTGCAGAGAAATTATCTGGGGTAACTGTTGCAGTCCCACCACCTTTATTAGTAAAGATTTTATATTCACCATCTGTTGTACCATCTGAAAGAACAACTGCTAATGCTGAAGCTTTATTACAGATAATATATGATGCGATTTCAGAGGCAGTACCATTGCTTGTAATAGTTACCGCGGAATAAGCGGCTTTGGCAACTTCCACAGAGCCGGTGCCTTTACCAGCTAGTTTCATGGTAATATTGGTACCCCCACCAGTTGATGTTAGTGTGGGTTTACCACCGGAGGCAGCATTTGCGATCGTGAATTCATTAATAGCCGAGGATGTAGTAGTGAACTTGATCAATTCATTATTATTGGAATCATTGATCGAAGGTAACTTAAGGGTCTTATTCGTAAGGGTCTGTGTAGCGGTATCAAGTACCACTGTACCTGCAGCATCAGGAAGATCCACAGATCGATTAGCAGTTGGAGCGGTAATACCCAGCGAAGTTGAATAACTAGCACCGGCAAAGACTACATGATCACTGTCAAGAGTAACATTCAGCGAAAGGTTATCGCTATCGATGCCGAACGCTCGATACAATTCTACGAAGTTGTTGTTGATCTTAGTACCAGCAGCTCGTAACGTATCACCTGTACCATCGTTAGCTGAAGATCCTAATGCAAGATTTTCTCTAGTCATTTCTCATCCAATTGTAATATGTTTACTTTATTTATGTAAATTTATGACCCCTTTACCACGTGGAATCATATTTATCCGTATCAATTGTTTCATAGGTACCATCAACACTTGGACCAGTGGCATCCGAATCATCCAGTGTAAATGTATTTAGTCGTACCGCATGGAAGATATTATCGTATGCAGAATCGACGACATTCATTGCCAGATCCTGATATCTCTCAATTGTTTTCGCTGCGTTAGTGATAAACGTTGTACCGTCTGAATCTGTAAGTAGTGTAGTTTCCGGATAAGGGGTACCGAAGTCCATATATGCCGGAAGTTCAAATGAGATTTCAGTCGGAAGTTCGTTAATTGCCGATTTGGCCTCAAAGTCCATTGTAGCAAGAGACTCTGTACCCACTGCAGAAGAAAGATAGAATCCTGCCGGATGGACGAATCTCTTATAAAGCTCCGACCACTTATCAAAGCTTTGACCTGATTTAATAAGGACCGATAGTAGTTGATATCTCGCGCCATCCTGCGTGTATCGGAGGCTTTCGGGTCCGATAGTAGCCTCACCCTGTTTGTCACTATCGCCGCTGAATACATGTAAAATGTTATTCTTAGGATAGGTGACCTCTGGTTCCTCGTCGAAAAATAATCTGAAGAACAGCTGGGTCGAAAATAGATTACCCTTATTCCGAATTAGAAGGGTAAGAAGTTTCCCGGCGAACCTAGGATGTTTAAAATAATCGGCTGCAGCACCATTACCAATCTCATAGAATAAATGATCAATGTATTCGAGTTCTATCTCATCTAGGTCTCTTAATGCAAATAACCCATATTCCAGAGTATCCGTAACTTCACCCGGTTGATCCATTGATTCATAATATTCATCTAGGAACTTTACCAGATTAGGATAGCTCTCAGGATAATGTCCTGGAAGAACTTCCGTAATTTTAGATTTTCGAAGATTGGGGAGTCTTCGATTTTTTTCGAATAGGGTTCTTGTTGACATTACAGAGTCACTCTAGTGGTTTGATAATCTATGATACCCCTAGTAGTCGAATTAGGATCAAGTGAAAGGATATAATTTCTAAGAGGTTTAATTGCACCTTGGTTAGCAGGAGCTGCAGTAATAGTAATGTAGCTCAAATTACCTACGATTGATGTGGGATTCAAACTCACAATGGATACCGTGCCGTTACCTGGGGTAAAGGTGCCAATATTATTTAGTATGACTTCTCCCGCAGTAGTAACAAGTTCTAAATTATAAGTCTCTAATTTATTCCGAATAGTACAGATATTCCCATTATAGATAAATCTCGATGAAGTGATAATATAGTTTTCATCATCCGTGCCAGCTATAGGTGATGGAAAATTGACGTCATAGTTTCGATTCGTATTCAATTTGGGAGTAAACCGCTGAGACATCTTCGCTTCGATTTTTGTCGATAGTACGGCGGGGCTAACTTCATCCAGAACAGATAGCAGATTCGATCTACGATATTCTTTTTTGAATTTGTCTAGATTCGCTGTAAAGTATGTCGAAATAGCGGTGGATACGTTATTTTCCATAGTATGGAGAGTGACGCCTGAAAGGGTTGGGTTATAATCAAATGTAGTTGTAATGGTCAAATAAGTTACTACAGGATCAATAAATTTCGGAGTAATTGAAATAGTCGAGAGTGGCTCAACTAGATTTTTACTTATGTCACTCTTAGTTGCTGTAATGGTTGCTGCGTCTGTACTCTCGGGAAATTTTAATGATATGTACACTGCACCATAATCTATCGGGATATTATCCTGACCACCCCATGAAGTAATATCTGAGACAGTTGGATAGTTGGCAGCAATTAGGGTGTTATAATCCTCGGCGGTAACCATTCGTTTTTGAGTTGCATACGTAAGTGGCGCATTAGATCTAATCTCTGAGATTGTCTCTTTTTCAGCACCAGCGGTTGATTTAGTAACTGTAGTGCTAGTAAGAGTGAACGTTTGGCCACCTGTAGTAATACCTGCACTTGGTGAGAATACCTTGCCATCATTGGCATCTGCCCCACTTGAAGAGAGATAACTAACAGTAATCTTATATCCGGGTTTCGGTTTATTCCCGAAATTAGTACCATTACCGAATTCTAATTCATAGTAGCCATTTGGGCTTTCTTTTAGAATATAGTTCCGCGATTCGGTATTGATTGAAATGGCGTCTCTGATATTGCTATAGGTGTCGTAATCAGTAGTACTGGTACTTCCGAAGACCCGCACATCGAAGGTGCTCGTATCTGCATTTTTATCGGGTATAACATAGAGCTGAGAATCAGCGGAATCGGGTACTAGGAAGGTCTTAGTCTTTGTGCTACCCTCATAGATATAAAATTCTTCTGATCCGGCCGAGGTCTGGAATTTATAAGCGCCGTTGCCGTCATCTGTCGCTGATAACGTTTCTCTAGTGGAAAATGTATAGCCGGTACCATCAATAGTTACAGTAAACGTTTTACCTGGTGCTATTGTAAGTACTTCTGGGCGAGATCCCACATATGAGGATAGATCAGCCGACAGACGAATTTGTGCCTTAGCAGCAGTTCTTGATCGTGGATAATATCCAATCGACTGTGAATGGGTCAGAACGCTAGGACGTAGTTGTGCCGTCTCGAGAAATGACTCATTAATAGCCATATTAGCTATAAGAGAATTGAAATGGGTATTATATGCCAGCACATCAAGAATATTCGAAAGACCGGATCCCTCGAAATCGTAATCTGAGAATTCATCAACTTGACTGAGATAGGTCTTTAGCTTACTCTTGATATTATTGAAGTCTAATTTAGACGATTCTATTGTAGTTGCCATATTATCTTAACCTTGAAAGTGTGACATTTAAAGTAACTAGTTCTTCAACATTTACTACTTTAAATCGTAATGTAACATATAAAGCATTCTGTTCGGTAAGTTCCCTTATTCGAATATCTTCTACCTTAGCTCTGGGCTCCCAGATATTGATCGCAGATCTGATCTTCAAGTCTAGGTCATATACACTATTAGGTGTAAAGAGCTCAAACAATTCAGTCGATAGACCAGCCCCGAAATCAGGATTAAATGGTTTCTCTCCGAACTCTGTCGTGATGATATTCTTAACAGATTGTTTAACAGCTGCAGCATCAACCTTCTTATAGATATTTCCCACATTATTAACATGGAATAAAAGGTCAATATCCTTATATTGTCGAGTGGTACTAGCAACAATCTTACTGGTCGTTAAAGATCCATCTTCTATTGCGAATGCTCTTGCCATGTATTCTATCCCGCCCAAAAGGCTCTTTAATATTATACCGGGTTTTACTTGGTTTGTAAATCCCCTTTTTATTATTTATGTGTAATAACCTTGGAGGTCTAATAATAAAAGAGCCTCACTCATGGTTTGCAGATTCCAACTAGTTTCTTGTTTTCTTTGCCAGGTTCCATTATAGACATCATCTAATTCAGGAAGTACTAGGAAGACCTTAATCTTCGGAGCAGTAGTATTTTCGAAGTTACTGTAATCAACAATAATCTTATCATACCAGGGTAAAGTAGCCCAGTATTCAGCAAGTTGGAACGTCTTAAGCGCATCGACCCCGCCATGTTTGAAATACCTAACACTATATGAAATAGCTCTACCATATGCACCATAATCAGCTAAATCTCCAGTCGTCCGAGTTTCAACGTCTTCGTAAACATATACACCATCTTCCACTTTGATATCAAACTTCTGAAATTCAGGTCGAGATCTTGCGGATTTCAACATTTCGGCCTGAACGTAGAGGTATTTCAATAGGTTATCTTGATCGGCCAACGTGACATCGGCCGGGTTAACCCTTTGTGTAGCTCCATTAAGATATGCCCCAAGGGTAATATTCTTTGTTAGGTTCAGACCTCCGGTGAATGCTCGACCGTGATGCAAGTAAGTGTCGGGATTATGTTCACTATTCTTGATAAATGTCGATAGTCTCGGAACAGGCATATAAGGTTTAATTACATTGGCACCAGTACCCAGTCGTGTGGTTCCGGTCATACCCCTACTACCACCGGTGCGAACAATCGGAAGATCTGGCGGGCCTGATGTAACAGAGTTGGGGTTTAGGGTGCCTTCCCCAATTTGATTATGTAGAAATTTAGTATTAGCTCGATTATTACTATTTCTTAATTTGCTGCTAACCTCACCAGCATTCAATTTATTTCTGGTACTCATTTAATTATCCACCCGTCGCATAAGATCTATCGATTGAATTTCTGATATAATTTCCTGGGTCAATTTGAACCTGCCTAATCCCATTATTTAGGGTCTTTAATCTAGCTTGGGTTGTTGCTGAAGTGGCAGCAAATGTCTCTTTAAGGTCGATTGTTGTATCTGATGCAGATCCAGGGCTTCCAGCTTGGGTCGCAGTCCCGTTTAAATCCCCATAGAAGGTACCATTCACCCGTGTCGCATGAACCGCATTAGTCTCAACGGTCAAGGCTTGGATTGATTTGGCACTGATAGAGCTGCTATTGTACATCACTACCCCCTCACCACCAATCGTACCAGTAGCACCTATAATTTCAATCTGTTCCCCATTAATTGCCGTTGACGGCGACGACATAAAGGCCTTAATCGCCGAGGTAATTCCAACACGTCCCGACGCATATAATCCCCCATCGCCATCAACTCTGAGAGTTAAATCCCCCTTGACATTCCGGTCGTGCCCGCCAAGATTAGTTATGGTTTCAGCGCCAACGAGTGTCGTAGCGGTATATCCTCTAACGG